ATTTGATTGCGACCGCACTCCTCGCACAATTGGTCGGAAAATAACCAAGTTGATTTGTGTCCCCGAACTTTCAATAAAGCTGGTAGCGGCTTGCGAGCAAATAAACCATCTTTCACGCCCTAAATGGCAAATGTATTACAAGAACATAAAAATAATAATTTAATTTTTAATGAATAAATCCAATTAAGCACACAAACTATAAAATTTAAACTCATTTACTCATATGCTGATAAAAATCTATGTGTTGACTTCTATTTGTTGATTTATTTTATGTCTTGTCTATAGTGTTGATATGCGAGAAAAAATTATAAAAACAAAAGCTCACGTTGCTAGAATATCTAAAGTGACGCGAGGGGCTATAACGCGAGCATGTAAAGGTAGGTTGGGAGCCGCAATAGTTGCAGGTAAAATAGATATCAATCACCAAGCTGCTATTGATTATATTACGACATGTCAAGATCGCGCCTCTTTTAAAGATGCTCGCGAAGTTAAAAATAAAAAAGATAAACAGCATAAGAAAAATGAAGCAAAAAAAGTCGCGCGCCAAGCTAAAATGATTTTTGGCACTGAAGTTAAAGAAGTGCCAATAATACAAAATCGCCCGAAAGTAAAAAACAAGCATATTAAAAAAGTCAGAGATGAGGCAGCACAACTAGTAGACGATGAAAAAAAAGACGTTGAGGCTTATTTGGGTATGACGCTGCATGATATTATTACTACATTTGGGTCAGCCGTTGAATTTGTGGAATGGTTAAAATCGGCAAAATTAATCGAAGACATTAAAGAAAAAAGGATAAGAAATCAAACATCACTAGGTAACTTTATCCCACGCGACTATGTTAAAAATCATATATTTGCTATGCTAGAAACAACACATGTGCGCTTGCTTAATGATTCGCCGCGCACAATTGCCGCGCGTGTGCTTGATGCGCACGCGGCTGGACAGACGCGAGAAGATATTGAAACATTAATCGGCGAGTTAATTAGCGTGCAACTCAAAGGGCTTAAATTGCGAGCCCGGCGGGCACTAAAAGAATGACAAATAATGCATATGATTATATCGATCAAGAGTTTATGCCTGCTTGCGAAAAATGGATATCAAACGAAATTGCCAACCTTACTGATAAACTATCTATAAAAAGCCCAAGTGCTTGGGCAGAAGAAAACAGGTATCTACCCGCAAGCGTATCACCTTTACCCGGACATTATAGTTATGAAGTTTGTCCGCCGCTAAAAGAAATTGTCGATTGTTTGGATATTAGATCGCCTGTTCGGGAAGTAACTTTAATGAAAGGGGCACAGATTGGAGCTACTGTCGGCGTGCTTGAAAACGCAATTGGTTATTTTATTTCGGAAGTGAAATCCGCACCGATGATGTTATTAACAGCTGATGCAGAATTGGCTAAAACTCGAATGGATGGACACGTCACGCTAATGATACAGCAAAGCGGTTTGGCTGATAAAATAATGACATCGGATGAGTTAAGTAAAAATAAAACTGGCAAAACAAATTCAAAGATAGAGTGGGAAGGGGGCGGTTATATTTTGCCATTTGGTGCGCGTAACGCTGCCAAACTTCGCTCAAACCCAATACAAGTATTATTAGAAGATGAGATTGATGGATACCCGGAAATTGTCGGCAAAGACGGCGACCCCATGAAACTAGCTGAGGCACGAACGAAAGCTTACACACAAACGCGGAAAATAGTTAGATTGTCTACACCGTTAATTAAGGGGGCATCGCGGATTGAGAGATGTTTTTTAGAAGGTGATCAAAGAAGATATCATGTGCCATGCAAAAAATGCGGTCAATTTCAAGAATTAAAATTTTCCGGAGTAAATAAAGAAACAGGAGAAGTTTGGGGGCTAACGTGGAAAACGGATGAAAATGATATTTTGATACCCGATACTGTAAGATATATCTGTAAATTTTGTAGTCACCAACATACAAATTCCGATAAAATATGGATGCTGCCACGCGGCAAATGGGTTGCTACAGCTAAATCAAAAAGCCGCGCCGTTAGATCTTATCATCTTAATGCTCTATATTCGCCTGCGGCTATGTATCCGTGGGAAGAAGCAGTTCAAGATTGGTTAAGTGCTTGGGATGTGCATAAAGAAAGACCGAAAGACTTAGGCTTACTACAAGAGTTTTATAATAACGTGCTCGGCAAAACATTTGAGTTGCGCGGCAGCAAATTAAAATACACTGTTATAGCTAGTCATAAACGCGGATACAAATATGGGGATATCCCGAACACTTATGCTATAGAACATTCGCAAAGTAAAATATTAGCTCTTACGTGTACAGTTGATGTGCACAAAGATAATTTAGCGGTTGCAATATTCGGATGGTGTAGATCGTCACGTTGTTATTTAATTGATTATTGGGAGTTTAAGGGAGACACATCACAATTAGATGATGAGACAACATGGGGCAGGCTTGCAACGTTGGTTGAGGGTGACGGTTATGTAGCTGACGATGGGTCTTTGTATAAAATAGCATTAACATTAATTGATTCTGGATTTTCTACCGACCTTGTGTATCGATTTTGTGAGCAGTACGAGACGAGTGTTTATCCAATTAAAGGGCGTGAGTTTCCGCCGAAAAACGCAGCGGTTAAAGAATTTAGCCCGTTTGCAACGCCGTTCGGCACAACTGGGTATGGTATTACAGTTAATTTTTATAAAGATCGCATGTCAGCTGTATTAAACAGACGATGGGATGGGGTCGGTGTGCAATCAGATCGAGCTGTTAATTTTCCAACAAATATATCAGATGCTAATTTGAAAGAGCTGACCGTGGAGCAAAAAAGAGAGAAAATAAACAGCATTACAAAACAGCGAGAGGGCTTTGAATGGTTCAGACCAAGCGGGGTGAAAAACGAATTATGGGATTTACTTATATATAGCGCAGCAGCTATTGATTTGATCGCGCTTGATGTTTGTCGCAACACTTTAGGCTTGGATCACGTGAATTGGGTGGCATTCTGGGATACGCTAGAAGCTGAGAAACTATTTTTTATTGATGTTTGATGTGATATACTGTTTTAATGTCTTTAGATTCTATTTTACAAGATCAGCTAGTCAAATTAGAGGCTCAAATAGCAGCAATTAATGAGGCTATTACCGCTTTACTAATTGATAAAGTACAATCATATACTTTGGATACAGGACAAACGCGCCAAACAGTTACTAAATTTGACATTGTAAAGCTCACGGCAACCAGAGATTCACTGCTAAATCAATACTCTGTGATATGTGCGCGATTAGGGCTTGATGGCACAGTACATGCCGGAGGCGCGTGGTGAAGTTTTTAAATATATTTAAAAAAAAATCAAAGCGTCAACAGAAAAAAAACGTCACTGAAGCATCAATGGGTCACGAGGGCTATTCCTACGAATATAACGATGGTAGTAAATTCTATAACGGCTTTGGAGCCACAAAATTATTTTTAAATGATTATTTTACGTTGCGTGAACGCTCAAACCAGCTATTCAAAGAAAATATTTATGCGCGCGGTCTTATTAGACGTTTAGTAACTAATGAAATAAACACAGGATTGACTCCCGAAGTGATTCCAAACGAAAATTTACTTGGATTAGAAGAAGATTCGTTAGCAGAATGGTCTGAGACTGTAGAAGATCGATTTGAGATCTGGGCTGCTAATCCGAAATTATGCGATACAAAGAGGTTATCAGATTTTGGCATGATAGAACGCTCTGCTAGAGCTGAGGCTTTAATTTCAGGTGATGTGTTGATCGCATTGCGATTAGATCGTTTGACCGGATTGCCGCGCGTGCAATTAATAAGCGGTGCTAATGTTATAACGCCACCAGGCACACAAGCTACATTACAAAATGGCATTACAATACAACATGGCGTAGAAATTAATAAGTTCGGACAACATTTAGCATATCATGTAGTTCAGGATGACGGTAATTTTGTACGCATTCCATCTTCTGGGGCACGCTCAGGCAGAAAAGTGGCATGGTTGGTTTATGGCACAGACAGGCGTATCAATGAAGTTCGCGGGGAACCATTGTTATCTATAGTGATGCAATCGATAAAAGAGATTGATCGTTACAGAGATGCGGTGCAGCGTAAAGCGGCTATCAATGCGATGCTTGCTATGTTTATCAAAAAATCTCAAGATAAAATAGGCACGAAACCAATAACTAATGGTGCTGTGCGCAAGGCAAATATTAATTATGCTGAGGCGGACGGCACGGTCAGAGAATATAAAATTAGAAATCAAATTCCGGGTATGGTTATTGAAGATTTGCAAGTTGGCGAAGAGCCGGTAGCATTCGGAAACCAAGGCACTGATACTAAATTTTCAGAATTTGAAGCAGCGATTATACATGCTATCGCTTGGGCTAACGAAGTGCCGCCGGAAATTTTACAATTAGCGTTTTCAAGTAATTATTCAGCGAGTCAAGCAGCAATAAATGAATTTAAAAATTATCTAAATAAAATTCGATCAGAATTTGGCGCGACTTTTTGCAAACCGATTTATCAAGAGTGGTTAATCAGTGAAGTTTTAAGTGGCAAGATTACAGCAAATGGATTTTTAGCGGCATGGCGTGATCCATTGCAGTATGATATTTACGGCGCGTGGGTGATGTCTGAATGGTCAGGAGCTATTAAACCATCAACTGATATTAAAAAACAAGCACAAGGGTATCAATTAATGTTAGAAAATGGTTGGATAACGCGCGATCGTGCAGCTAAAGAGTTGACGGGCACTAAATTTTCCCGTAATATTCGTACAATAAGGCGTGAAAATGCGCAGATGCTGGATGCTGGATTTAGCATTCCAAATCAGCCTGACACAATAAATCAGCCAGAGAATAATAATGAGGCTGATGAGGCTGATGAGGCTGACGAAGATGTGGGTAATAAAGATGAGAGCTGATGGGAAACACTACTGAAATTGCAGTTAACACAGAAACTTGGACAGAAGTTGCAACAGGTGCGTCTAAAGGCTATATAACTAATGACGGCATTGTTAAGCTGCTGTATCGTGAAAATAATAGCCTGCCGATAGCGACTGATAATACAGCGCATATATTAGAAAACGATGTTGGTGCATATGTTAGTTTTAACGTTGTAGCTGGGCAAAATGTGTATGTTAAATCTGTAACTAAAGATTCAAAAGTTGCGGTAACGTTAGTATAGGTAATAATAATTATGTGGTTGTTAGAAAACACAGTCAAAGATAAGTTAGAAGCTGCATATAAGCAAAATATAGAATTATCAGCAGATATGCATAATAAATTTGATTCGATTCGTGCTGATGCTAATATATTAAATAAACAAACTACTATAGCAGTTATTACTATTGATGGTATCTTAACTGAAAAACCAGATATTATAGCTCAAATTTTCGGATTTGGTAACACAACCTATGCCGAGATTTCAGATGCTTTACTATTTGCGCGTGATAATGATGATGTTGACAGCATACAATTAAATATTAATTCGCCGGGCGGAGAAGTTGCCGGCTTATTTAGTACACTTGATGTTTTATCAAGTATTGATAAACCCGTAACGGCACTTGTTGGGAGTATGGCAGCATCAGCGGCTTATGCTATTGCAGTACAAGCCGATAAAATCGTTGCAAACAATAGAGCGGCAATGGTGGGTAGTATTGGTGTAGTTGCTACTATGTTTATTAGTGATGATATTGTTTCTATAGCTAGCACTAATGCGCCGGATAAACGTCCTGACGTTACAACGGACGAAGGCAAAGCGGTTGTGCGTAAAAATTTAGATGCGATTGAGGCTTTATTTATAGAGTCAGTAGCAAAAGGCAGAAATACAACTATAGATGATGTTAAAAATAATTTCGGGCGAGGCGCAGTGCTTTTAGCAGATGCAGCTAAAAGTAAAAATATGATTGACGATATAATAACTTTTTCAGGGGCGGAATTACAAAAAACTAATGTGGAGGCTACAACTATGAATTTAGATGAATTAAAAACCAAACATGCTGATGTTTTTGCGCAAGCAAAAAATGAAGGTGTAAAGCAAGAAAGAGAGCGTGTAAAAGCGCATTTAATTTTAGCAGAAGCATATAAGGCTAATGATATAGCGTTTAAAGCTATAAAAGAAGGGGTGGAAATAACACCAGTTTTACAAGCTGAATATTTAGCCGCTGGAGCTAATAAAAAAGCTATAGAAGATCGGGCTGATGATAACCCGGAAGCAGTTACTTCTGAAGCAAAAGAAGAAAGTATGGCTGACAAAATATACACAAAATTGGAGGAACGTTTAAATGTCTAATTTAACTATTACAAATCTTGATACAGGCAACGTTATTGTTAAATCAGGAGTATTTGAAGATAATCTTTTGACTTTTGTTGGGGTTGCTACAATAAAAGCCGGAACTATTTTAGCGCGTGATAGCGTATCATTAAAATTAGTACCTTTTGTTAAAGGTGGAGTTACTAATGAAAATGGTATTCCAAAAGCAGTTATAACATACGCCGTCACATCTACGGGTGCGGGTGATATTGCAGTACGTGCTTTAATTGCAGGGGTTGTTAATAAATCGCGTCTTGTGATTGACGCTGACGGTGATGCTACAAATGTTGATGCAAAGGTGCGCGATCAATTGCGTGATTACGATATTGATGTTGTTGATGTTACTGAATTAAACGAATTAGATAATCAATAAAAATAAGGGGATTTTTATAATGAGTGATATTTTAACTAAAAGAATGCTACCTCTTTACGAGAGCGTAGCTAGTCCAACTTTGTTTTTGTCCGGTATGTTTCAATCTTCGCCGCGAAATTTTCATAATTCTGCGGAAGTTGAAATTGATATTAAACGATCTGGTGAGCCTGTTTCTGTAGTAGTGCAAGATTTAAGCACGGAAGGACGCTATAACTCTAATGATATCTATACAAATAAGAGATTTAAACCACCGATTCACAAAGAAAAAGGTAGTTTAAATGCTTTTGATTTGATAAACAGGCAAGCTGGTAATAATCCATTTGAAGATATTGACTTTCAATTAGTAGCGATGGAAAAAGTTATGTTTGGTATTGTTGATATACAAGCAAAAATTAATCGCGCGATTGAGTTGCAATCGTCACAAGTTTTGCAAACAGGGAAATTATCTTTAAAAGATAAAGACGGAAATATTGTTTATACACTAGATTACAAGCCTAAAGTTGCGCATTTCCCGACTGTAACAAC